AGGAGTTTTTCTTTTTTGTCTGCGGGGAGATTGGCTGGGACGGTCACCATGCGGTGGCCTCGGCGGAGGACGGCTGCGGGTGTGAGGTCGCGGATTTTGTCGCGGAGCTCGCTCAAGTGGCGGGCGCTCCAGCGCATGAAGGCGATGGGGTGGTGGCAATGTTCGAGGCACCACTGCTCGGATTGGTAGCGGCGGCGGAATTCTTCGAAGTCGATTTCCTCGCGGCCTTCGGCGGTGACGAAGAGGCCCTTGCTGGAGCCGTCGATATACCACTCGACTTTTCGGAGCGGGCCTTTATCGGTTTGCTCGACGGTGTCGCGGTAGCCGCCGACTTCGAGGAGCCGGAAGCCGCTGGTGAGGGCATCGGCAATGAGCCGGGTGTTGGAGGCGTTGAGGGGGTTGTTGCCGTAACGGATGCGTCCGTCTTTGGTGGTCTCGCCGAGAGAGGTGTCGGTGAGGTAGTGGTAGCTGTCGCCAGGTTTTAGCATGGTTGGATCGGTGGGCAGACGGCCGGTCTGCGAGCGGGCGCGGTGGCGCGGTTACGAGGCGCCGGGGAAGCCTTCTCCCGAGTATTCCCAGGATTCCCAGTCGTCGTTGTTGGTTTGGTTTTTGACGGAATTGATGATGACTTTGCCGGAGACGGCGGAGGGTTTGCCTGTGCCGCTGGCGTTGATGGAAGCCGGGCAGACCGCGCCTTTGCCGGAGACGGTGAAGGTGAATTTGGGATCGTAAACGGCGGCCTTGGAAAAGTTGCCCGCTTTATCGACCAAGATGGCGACTTCGCCTTGGGAGGTGACCTCGACGCTCTGCGCCGTGGTTGTGGAGATTTGAGTGATTCCGATTGCGGTGGGAGCGGCCATAGGTCAGGACGAGAAGGCTTGGTAGGTGATTTCGTAGTCGGGGAAGTCTTCGGCGGACTCGGAGATTTTCGCCGAGGTGATGACTGCGGAGCCGGTGACATTTTTGTTCACGGCGACGGCGGGGGAGTAGGTGCCTTTGCCTTTGATGACGGTCTCGGTGGTCTGAACGCCTTTGAGGACGGCGAGCTTGGTGACGCCGGTCGTGTCGCGGACGGTGGCGATTTCTTTGGTTACCGTCTCGGTGGTTTCTTGCACGAAACCGGAGGCAGGGTCGGAAACGCCGAAAAGTTCAATGTCTGAAAAGGCCATGGGTTAGGGTTGGTCGGTTGAGGTGGAGTCGGCCGGGACGACGAGGGTGAAGTAGAATTCTTTTTTTATGCCGCCTTCGACGGGGACGGTGCCGATGCCTGCGAAGGCTGTGCCGGAGGCATTGACCTCTTCGACGAGTGCGGTGAGTTTTTTGTCGAGTTCGGGCATTTGCTTGGTTTCGCGTGTCAAATTTCGCGGACGCCGACGACAAGTTCGGCGGTGGTGAGGAAGCGCTCGTCTTCGCGTGACTCGGACCATGTGGTCAAATGACGGCCGGAGTAGGCGAGGTGGGCGGGGAATTTTGTGGAGACGGAGTCGAGGTTGACGGCGGGGCGGAGGATGGAGGCCAGGGTGCGGTGGGTCTCGAGGGCGTCGGGCAGGAGGCAGGGCGTGGAAAGGCTGATCTGGACGGTGGCGCGGTAGAGACCGGCGACCGGGGACTCGGCGGTGTCGCAGGAGACGACGATGGCTGAGGCGTCGCCTGGGATTTCGAGGTCGCTGGAGGAAGTGTGGATGGCGACGCCTTCGAGGGCTGCGACGGAGCGGAGGTGGGCGGCGATGGCGTTTTGGGTGTCGAGGGTCATTGGGCGGAGCCGGGGGTGAGGGTGACGACATGCTCGCCGGTCATGTTGGCGGGCTGGCTTACTTCGGTGACGAGGTAGGTGCGGCCGTTGTAGAGGACGGGCTCGCCGCGGCGGGGGGCGGAATCGAGGGTGCTGGCCAAGAAGCGGCACTTGAATTCGCCGCCTTGGCGGAGGCCGCCGGTGTCGAGGTCGAGGCCGATGGCTATGGGTGCCAAGCAGACGCGGATCTCCTGGCCGCGGAAGGTGACGGGGATGCCGTGGACGGCATTGGCCGCCTGGGCGGCGCGGAGGGCGAAGGCGTTGCGGGACTCAGGCGACACGCCTGATGGCGGGTGTCAAAAAAACAGGGGGAGTGGCGCCCGGCGGGGACAAGCAGAAAAGCCGCCGGGCGCTTATCGAACATCGAACTGACGACGACCTCGAGGTGGTGTCAAAATAGCAGGAGCGGGAGTCGAACCCGCGTCTCCGGGGTATGGGCCCGGTAACTTAGCCAGCTTGTCCATCCTGCGGTTGGAGTTGGCGCCCGGCGGGAAAACATGAAAAAAAACCCGCCGGGCGCGCATGAACACAGACGACCTCGGGGGTGTGTCAAAAAAAGAAAACGCCCGCCGGGAGTGAGCACCGGCGGGCGTTGGCGCGGAGACCATGCGCGAATCGTTAGTTCATTTCTTTTTGGGTTTTGAAGACTCTTCCGCCGGGGCTTCGGGCGTGGCCGAGGGCTTCTTGATGTGGCGCTTGACCGTGTCGGATAGTGTGACCACCAAGACCTCTTCGACCGCGCCGAATCCTTCGCCGACTTGCTTCGCTTTGAATGCGGCGAGTTGGTCGGCCAGCGGGACGCTTGGAAGGGATTCGACCTTCCAAGTGTCGCCGGTGCGGGTGAGTGTGAGTCCGAGACGCATCGGGGTTAGGCCGAGACGATGCGTTTGAGGGCGGCCTCGTGGCCTTTGGCGAAGCCGTAATTCACTTCCATGACGGACTTCTCGGTGTCGGTGTCGGGATCGCCCCAGGAGCGATACTCGATGGTGAGACCGGTCTCAGGGTCGGTGACGGTCTCGTAAGCGGTGAGGTGGCTGCGAACTGCCGGGGCGGGCTGGACGGGCGAGAACGCCACGAGGAGCGCCTCGGGGAGCGCGACCATGCCGACGAGGTTTTGCGAGTTGCCGGGGATGAGGTTCGTGCCGATGACATCGAAGCCGGCGATCTGCGGCAGGCGGCCGTTCTGGATCGCGGAGGCTGTTCCGACTGCGGCGGCGTTTTTGATCGCGCTGTCTTTGAGGAGTGCGCCTTCGTAGGCGTTGTCGATGATCATCGTGCGGCTGGTTTTCGGCCACTTGGCGACATCGAGGGCGGTCTTGATGGTGATGAGGTCGTCGCTGTCGAAGGCCGAGGCGGCTCCGGTGTGGATGGCGGCGCCGTAGTTGGCGAGCGTCACGACGGAGAGGATGTCCTTGAGGATGTCCTCGGCGAGCTTGCGGCCTTTGAGGAAGCCGAGTTGCTCGGGGTTGAAGTATGGCTGGCGGGCCAACTCGGCGGAGGTGAAGGAAAGCGCCTGGTATTTGCGCTTGTTGACCGTGATCTCGCGGGAGTTGATCGCGTTCGTGTCGTTGAAGGCGTAAGTGCCGTTGAAGTCACTCGTCGCGTCGGTGGCGAGAGGGAAGAAAGGAACGGCGATCTTGTCGGTGCCTTGCAGCGGGACCGAGTTGTAAACGGTGCTGAAGCTGTTGAGCGGGAGAAGCGCCTCGCGGAGCGCGACGAGGGCGCTGTCGAGGACGACATTCAGTTTGAGTTCGGAGCTGATGGTTGTGGCCATTGTGGTGGTGATGTTGGGTTAGGTTGTTGGGTTTCGTTTTTTCCGGCCTGTCAAATTTGGCAGCGGGAGTGGGCTTCCAGGGCTTTGCGGTTTGCTCGGAAAATGCGGGTTTTCTCGGCGCCGGTGGCGTTTTTCCACTGGTCGTAGATTGAAGCCGGTGTGGCCGGGGTTTGCTCGATGACGGGGACGACCTGGGCGGCGGCGAGGCCGAACGAACGCTCGAGGCGTCCGAGGGACTCGCGGTCCGCGGCGATTTCGGCGCGGAGGATTTCGACGAGCTTCGAGGTGTCCTCGAATTTCGCCTTGTAGGCGGCGACTTCGGCGAGGGCGGAATCACGCTCGGCGATGGCGGCGTTGAATTTGGCGATGATGGAATCGGATGCGGCGAGGCGGGCCTGTGGCTCTTCGACGGGCGCGGCCTGCTCGGCGGGAGCGGCGGGCTCTTCGATGGCGGGCTGCTCGGCGGGAACTTCGGCGACGGTTTCGATGACTTCGTTCGTGGCGGCCGGCTCTTCGATGACTTCGGGAGCGGCGGGCTCTTGGATTTCGGCTGCGGGTTTTTCCATGCCCTTTGCAAAAGTGTCAAATCGGGCGCGGAGTTGTGCCGGGGTGACGGAGGCCGCGGCGGCCACGCCGTCTTCGATGGCATCGGCGAATCCGAGGGCGACGGCTTCGACGGCGTCGAGCCATGTCTCGTTGTTCATCATTTCCTCGATCTCCTCCTCCTCCATGCCGGACTTGCGCTTGTAGGCGTTGACGAGGGTGGCCTTGAGTTTGTCGAGAAGGTCGGCTTCGCGGCGGAGTTGATCGCTGTCTCCGGCGCTGACGGTCCACGGGTTGTGGATCATCATGAGGGCGTTGTCGGCGATGTAAACGGGCGCGCCGGCCATGGCGATGACCGAAGCCATCGAGGCGGCGAGTGCGTCGATGTGGACGGTCACTCCGCCTTTGTGGCGGCGGAGGGCGTTGTAGATTGCAGTGCCTTCGACAACACTTCCGCCAGGGGAGTTGATGCGAAGGTGGATGTGCTGTCCGTCGAGTTTGGCGAGGTCTGCGAGGAAGTCTTTGCTGCCTGCGCCGAAAGCACCGACCTCGTCATAGAGGTGGATTGTGGTTTCATCGTCGCCGGTTTTTTCCAGAGCATAATATTTTTGGGTGGGTTGTTTCATGGCTTTGTTGTTTTCTTCGTTGTCAAGTTGGCGGACGCGTTCGTTCGCCCAAGATTGGCCGGGGTCTCCGCCCCAGAGCGCCCAGGCGATACGGCCGGCGCTCGGGTAGCCGTCTTCGCCGGGGGAAAATCCCTCGCCTTGCTTGTCCACTTCGTGCCGGGCGAAGTAGGACTTCATGCGGCGGACGGTGTCGGGTGAAAGGTTCTTGCGGTTTTTGATGTCGCGGGCGCGGGCGACTCCCACGGCGGTGCCGCCGCGGTTGAATTCTTCGCGCCATGCGAGGCCGCGCTCGGCTTCGGCGGCCATGGTCTCGGTGGGTTTGAGGTCAACGGCCATTTTCGGGAGCGGGGGCGGGTTGGTCGTCTTCGTCCGGCTCGGCGGGCATTTGGGCGGCCATGCCGCTGCGGATGGAGTTCGGGAAGACTTCGCGCCAGTCCATGCCGAGGGCGGCGCATTTCTCCTGGCGGCGCAGGGCGGTGGCGATGATCTCGTCCTCTTCGGACTCGGCATCGAGGCCTTGGATGTTGTTGAAGCGCTGCCACGAGATGTGGCCTTTATCGAGTTGCTCGCTGTAAGCGCGGGCGTCGCGGCCGGAATCGACGGTGATTTTTTTCGGGGCGAGCCACTCGTGGCGCCACCAATCGTCTCCGGGGTATGGCAGGCGGCCGGCCTGCATTTCGTGCCAGAGCCAGTATTTGTAGAAGGGGCGGCAAAACTGATCGACGACCATTTGCTGGAGGCGCTCAAGGAAGTTCTGGGCGATCTCGAGGACGGCGCGCTGCTCGGTGCCGGCGAGGCCGACATTGAGCATCATGGCTTCGGGCGGGAGGCCGACGGCGTAGGCGACCTCCGCGGCGAGCGAGCGCATGAGGGGGTCGAACGATTGGCCGGGCATTTCGTTCTTGAAGGATTCGAGCTTCTCGCCGGGGCGGAGCTTGGGGATGAGGACGCCGTTCGGGATGTCGTGGGTGGTGAGGGTTTCCCCGGCTTCGTTGCCGTTGCGGAGCCCGGCGCCGAGGCCGACCTTCACGGCTTCGTTGCTGGTGATGACATAGGCGATCTGGCTGGCGGCTTTGAATCCGCCCTTCACGAATGCGCGGATTTCGGAGGCGTCGCGGAGGTTGTTGATGGCGCTGTGGAGCCACGAGACGCCGCGGGGCTGGCCGTGCCGGCGGACATGGCGGAAGTGGAGCATGTCTTCGGCGGGGACATCTTGAAATTTCTGCTCGGTCGCGGAGGTGATGACGCGGAAACGGCGGGGCGCTCCGAAGCGGTCGAGTTCGATGCCGTCGTGGAAATTCGGATCGCCGTAGGCGACGCCCATCGCGCCGATGGATTCGCCGCCGATGAAGCGGACGCGGGCGGCGTTGTCTTGGGTCTTGAGGAATTGGGCGAAGAAATCTCCGTCGAGCGCGACCTGTCGGAGGATCAGGGATTGGGCGGTGTAGAAATTGACCTGTGCGCCGGCATCGAATGCCCAGGCTTCGGCGCAACAGCGGTCCTCAAAATGGCGATCGACGAGACGATTCCAAGCGCGGTCACTTGATTTCGGCTGGACGACGATGCCGCTGCCGACGGCGCGTTGGGCGAGGTGTTCGACGATGTAGGTGGCCTGGCCGACATTGTTGTAGAGCCACCTGGAGAGCTTGAGCATCTCGGTGCGGGTCCACGGCGAGACTTCGTTGCGGGGGTTGAGGACTTGAAATGTGACGAACCCGCGGTTGAGCGAGGGCATTGCGGCCTCGAAGGCGTGGGCCTTGGCATCGGTCTTGCGTGGGCGGCCAGCGCCGGGGCGTGACCCGCCCCAGGAGGAACTTGATTTTTTGATTTTCGACGGCACGCCCGACGGGCGGTGTCAAAAATCAGAGGGCGGCGCGGTAGCGGGAGCGGTCCACAATGTCCGCGAATTGGCGGGCGGATGTGGGGGAGGGGTCGAGTTCGGAGATGAGTTCCTCGAGGGCTTGCAGGAGGAGCCACTTGGGGAAGCTGACTTGGCCGGAGGTGGAAGAGCCCTCGGTGCCGATGCTGGTGATGGTGACCTCTTCGGTGGCGGTGAGGAAAGCGGTGTCTGCGAGAGCTTTTAACTCAACGAGGGTTTTGTTGCGTCGGAGGTAGGATTTAACGCCGGCGATTTTTTCCGAGTCCATGCTCGGAGCGGGGTGTCAAACGATTGGATTGACCACAGAGAACACAGAGAGCGCCGAGGGGGGTGGTCCGATGGAGTCCAGGTCGCTCGGTTGCCTGATGCGCTTCCTCGAAAAAGCGCGGTTGCCCGCGTCGAGTAAGGGTCTCGGCTGCTTTTTCAAGCGCCTACACACCCGCCCCAGGCCACGACTTAGTGGCGCACCGCCCTCGATGCCCCACCGGTATTCTGGGGACGGGAGTCAAACCTCGGCGAGTTTGGCTTGGATTTTTTCCAGCCAGGTGCGGGTGTCGCGGAGGCGGGGGCGCTTGGTGGCGGCGATGGTGTCGTTGAGGATGACTTCGACGGTGCTCCAGCGGGTGTGACACGCGAGACACTCGTGGCGCCGGCGGCGGGAGCGGGTGTCAACGATCCGGCTTTTGGGGTGGTGGCAATTCGGGCAGTTCATTTTTTCAACTCGCGCCAGGCGACGACGCAGAGTTTGAGGGCGTCGCCGTAGTGATCGGCGGCGAGTTTTTTCCAGATGAGTTCGGTGCCGGCGGCGGTGCGGCGGGGGACTTTCATTTGGCCACCGAGGCTGCGGAGGAATTCGTTGTCGGAGTCGAGGGGGATTTGGAGGCCGAGTTTCCGTTCTTTGATTCGGGTCTGGTAGAGTTCGTCTTTCAGTAACGCGTCGATGTAGGTGTAGAGGCCGAGGCCGGGGAATTCGTCGAGCGGCGTCATGGTGATGGGGCGGCGGCCGGTCATGGCTTGGGAGCCTTTCGCGGGGTGGAGGCGGGGGTGCATTCGGGCGCAGAAATGATAAACGCGGTATGTGGAAAAG